GTGATTGCTCTTTCAGAAAGTCATGTTTCTTGTCATACTTGGCCAGAAAATGGGTGTTTAGCAGTCGATGTCTACACTTGCGGTGAAGGAAATCCCCGTTTAATCGCCTTAGAAGTCTTAAAATACCTTAATTCCGACTCATACTCATTAAGAGAAGTAGAACGTTAAATAGACATAAGGAGATAGCAACCTCCTTTATAAAAGTTCTGTTTTATTCGTTAAAACAGGAGCTAAAATGTCAAATCTACCCGTCGATAGAGACAAAAATTATATGTATGATATGTGGGGAACTGATCGCTTAATCACAGATTATGTCGATGTTCCTCAAAAAAGAGTCATTCAAGAGGTTATGCACGATACAGCACCCAAACATGACTTTAAAAAACAAGTGGAGTTGCATGAAAAGATTCGAAATGATGAAGATTATGATGATTGGGACTATGGAACTGAACCAGTCTATGGATCTTCTTGGAAATAGGAATAAATAAAGAAGAAATTCTATGTCCTAATGACAGTAAATAGGGTATCTAGATCATTTAAAGATATTAGTTTATCTTTTGAACCTCATCCAATTACTAAAGACTTACCCATTTTGAAGAATGAGAATGCGATTATTCGTTCCATTCGCAATTTAGTTGAAACGATTCCAACAGAAAGATTTTTTAATCTGACTCTTGGTTCAAATGTTCGTTCAAGTCTTTTTGAATTTGTTGATTTTGGAACTGCATCGGTCATTCAAGACCAAATTCGTCTGACTATTCAGAATTTTGAACCAAGAGTTCAAAATGTTTTAGTACAGGTAAACCCAAGTCCAGATACAAATGAGTTTGAAATTACAATTACCTTTGATATTATAGGGCAAGAAATTCCTACACAACAATTTTCATTCATATTAGAGGCAGCAAGATAAAATGCCTTTTACTAAGTTTTCTAATTTAGATTTTGATCAGATAAAGACATCTATCAAAGACTATCTCCGTGCAAATTCCAATTTTACGGATTTCGACTTTGAAGGGTCTAATTTTTCTGTTTTAATTGATACCTTAGCATATAACACTTATATTACAGCATTTAACTCAAATATGGTCGTAAACGAGTCCTTTTTGGACTCAGCGACCGTAAGAGAAAATGTTGTTTCTTTAGCTAGAAACATTGGGTACGTACCTAAGTCTAGAACAGCATCAAGTGCGGTTGTTTCGTTCACAGCGCAACCAACGACCTCGACATCGACATTAACATTACAATCTGGATTAGTTTGTACTGGTTCCGCTGGTGGCACATCATACGTGTTTTCAGTTCCAGAAAACATTACAGCAAGTGTTATCAACGGTACAGCGACGTTTAGCAATATTACTCTTAAGGAAGGAACTTTTCTCAGAAAACAGTTTACAGTAGATGGATCACTAGATCAGAGATTTATATTAGATAATTCGTTCATAGACACGACTACAATTCGTGTATACGTAAAATCTCCAAGTAACACAGGATTAGGAAACTTATATACTCTTGTAGATAATATTTTTGAAATTGGTTCAACATCTGAAACCTATCTGATTCAAGAAGTTAAGGATGAAAAATATGAGATTCTTTTTGGAGATGGTAGATTTGGTAAGAAACTTGAAAACAATTCAATTATTACCGTAACGTATATTATTACTGATGGTAAGAATGGAAATGGCGCGAATGCTTTTAGTTTTGCCGGAACATTCAAAAACGAAAATGATGCTACCGAGATTATAAACAATACGATCACTGTTACAACAATACAATCATCCCAAAACGGATCTGATATTGAAAGTATACAATCAGTTAAATCGTATGCGCCTAGATTGTACGCATCACAATATCGTGCAGTTACATCTAGAGATTATGAATCTCTTATTAAATCCAAAATTTATGAAAATGCAGAATCAATATCTGTAGTTGGTGGTGAAGAACTCAGTCCACCACAGTTTGGAAAAGTTTTGATTAGTATTAAACCTAAGAATGGAACCTATGTTTCAGACTTTGATAAGCAAGAAATCAAAAACAAATTAAAGCAATATACAGTTGCAGGAATTAATCCTGAAATTATAGATCTTAAAGTTCTTTATGTTGAAATTGATTCATCAGTTTATTACAATTATTCTCAAGTTGGAAGTGTTGAAGATCTCAAGACAAAAGTAATTTCTTCTCTAAATTCATATGCACAGTCACCAAATTTAAATGCTTTTGGTGGAAGATTTAAGTACAGTAAGGTTCTGCAAGTTATTGATAACACCGATGCTGCAATTACTTCTAACATTACAAAAGTAAGACTCAGAAGAGATTTAAAAGCATTAATCGATGCTCCAACTCAATATGAGATTTGTTTTGGTAATAAATTCCATATAAACCCTGAAGGAAAAAATATTAAATCAACTGGATTTAAGATATTTGGAGAACCAGAAACAGTTTATCTAACAGATACTCCAAATAAAGATTCCAAAGGAAATTTAGATGGTAGTGGAAAGGGAACGATATCGATTGTTAAAGAAACTCCTGTTGTTACAGGCATAGGTACAACAACAACGTTTAGTACCTTGGTCATTGTTAAGTCTGCAGGAACAGTAGACTATTCTTCTGGTGAAATTTTATTAAATGGAGTAACCATTACAGAAACTTCTTTAGGGCAAGATATTATTGAAATACAAGCGTTCCCAGAGTCTAATGATATCATCGGACTCAAGGATCTTTATCTATCTTTTAGCATATCAAAAAGCAAAATAAATATGATTAAAGATGTTATTGCTTCTGGCGATGATGTCTCTGGAACTATGTTTTCCACTAATAGTTACTATAGATCAAGTTATTCGAACGGGGAATTAAAGAGGTCATAAGATGATAAAAACGGGTTTTGAATCCAGAGTAAAAGTACAGCAGGTACTTGAAAATCAACTTCCAGAATTTATTTTGGAAGAAAGCCCCAAAACTTTAGATTTTTTAAAGCAGTATTATATTTCGCAAGAATATCAGGGCGGTCCTACAGATATTTCTGAAAATCTTGATCAGTACTTAAAACTTGATAATCTAACTCCAGAAGTAGTTAATGGATTTACTGGATTAACTACAGATATTACTGCTTCTTCTGGAATCATTACAGTTACATCGACGAAAGGGTTTCCTTCTTCATATGGTTTATTGAAGATTGATGATGAAATAATTACATATACTGGAACTTCCGCAACTACATTTACTGGTTGTATTCGTGGATTTTCTGGTATTACCAGTTATCATAAAGATTTGAATTATGGAGAATTAGTATTCTCAACATCAAATCAGGCATCACACGTTGGACTCTCTACAGTTCAAAATCTAAGTTCACTCTTTTTAAAGGAATTATATAAAAAATTAAAATATACATTAACACCAGGATTAGAAGATATAAATTTTGTTTCTGATTTGAATGTTGGCAACTTTATTAAAGAAGCAAGAACTTTATATGAATCAAAAGGAACTGATGAGTCTTTTAGAATTCTCTTCAATATCCTATTTGGAGAAACTCCAAAAGTAATTGATTTGGAGCAGTTTCTATTAAAACCATCATCTGCAACATATGTTAGAAGAGAAGTTGTAGTTGCAGAGGCAATTTCTGGAGATCCTCTAAATCTTGCTGGACAAACAATTTTCAAAAATAATGATCCTAGCAGTACAGCATCAGTATCTGAGGTTGAAATTATCAGAAGAAGTGGAAAAACTTATTATAAACTTTTTCTTTTTATTGGATATGATGATGCGTTTCCAACAGTTACGGGAACCTTCAACATTACTGGCAATACAAAAAATATAGAGACAGTTAGTGTTGGTAGTTCTGTCATTACAGTAGATTCTACAATCGGATTTTCTACATCTGGAAAAATCTACTCCGGTAACAATATCATTACATATACGAATAAAAGTATAAATCAATTTTTTGGTTGCTCTGGAGTTACAACACAAATTACAACTGGATCGGTAATAAGGTCCGATGAGATATACTATGGATATGAAAATGGTGATTTAGAGAATAAAGTAGAATTAAGACTCACTGGAGTTTTATCAAAATTTAATCCCATAGAGCAAAATTCTCCAATTAATCCAGACGAAGTTATATCTGTTAAGAGTGTTGGTGAAATTATTAAAAATCCACAAACTAATCCTTCTTATAAAGAAATTTTTGCAAATAGTTGGATCTACAATACAAGTTCAAGATATGAAATCGATACATTCTCCTCTGGAACAATCTCTCAAGTTGTATTAAAGAGCGACATTGATAAATCTAGCCTTAAAATAGGAGATTACATTGAAATTTTAAATAGAGATTCTCAAACTGTTGTAGCATCTAATCTTTTAGTAACTCAAATTACAGGAAAACAAGTTACAACTAGTAGTTCTTTTACTTTGAACCAAAGTTTTAATTATGATATTAGAAGAAAACTTAAAAATGCTAGTTCTTCAAGCGTTCCTCTGGAGTTTAGTCCAGTAACGGCAGAGATTCAGAATGTTTATAATCAAGATAATGAATACATGTATGTTGCATCTAATTCATTACCATCATATCAAATAACAAAGTCAATTTTTTCATATAATGCTTCTGGAGTAGCAGGACTCGACGAAGATAGTGGTCTATATTCAACTATAACATTTAGCACTCCAGTCTCATTTTTAACTGGAAGTGAGATATACTATACACCATCCCAATCACCAATTTCTGGATTATCTGAAGGTGTATATTTTGTTGAACTTGTAAGTGGATCTGGAAATCTTCAAATTAGATTGTATAATTCACTATCTGTGATTGGAACAGTTAATTACGTTAGTTTTGGATCACTGACCACAGGAACTCATAACTTTGTTCTTAGAACTCAGAAAGAAAAAGTTCTTTCTCCACAGAAAATATTAAGAAAGTTTCCACTTTCATTTAATATGGGAGACGGTCAATCCGTTCTAACTGAACCAGGTTCGATTGGAATGTTAATAAATGGTGTAGAAATTATAAGTTATAAGACAAATGATAAAGTTTATTATGGACCTCTAGAGTCGGTAAGTGTATTAAATGGTGGAAGTGGATATGATGTAATTAATCCGCCTTTACTAGAATTTTCTTCTGGAAGTGCTTTAATTCAACCAGTTATAAGTGGTTCTCTAGAGACAATCTATGTCGATCCTCAAGATTTTGATGTAGATGTGATTGTTTCTGTTACCTTAACTGGCGGTAACGGATCTGGAGTATCATTTCAACCTATTGTAGATAAGAGAAGTAGAGAAATTGAATTTGATGCAAGACAGATATCAGATGGAGGTGGAGTAGACACCACATTTGAAACAATTACATTTACGTCAAATCATAATCTTATAAATGGTCAACCTGTCATTTATAGTCCAGGAAATAATCCATCAATTGGAATCGCAACTTTCCAAGGGTTGGATTTTGATAGTGGCGAAACTTTAAGGAATGGGTCAACTTATTATGCAAAATATGTTAATGACAGAACAATTCAGTTGTATCAGTCATTAACGGATTACAATTCTGGAATTAATACCGTAGGATTTACTACAATTGGAACTGCTGGAATTCAAAAGTTTTTAACGGAACCAAAAAATACTCTAACACAAATTAAAATTATTAATGGTGGAAGTGGATATACCAATAGAAAACTTAGAGTTACTTCTTCAGGAATTTCTACAATAAATGATTCCGTTTCTTTTATCAATCATGGATTTAAGGATGGTGAAATAATTGTATATTCAAACACAGGAATTTCAACGACTGTTTCCACCCCGATTTCTGGATTATCAACATCAAATCAATATTACGTTCTTAAAATTGATGATGATACATTTAGACTTGCAGATGCTGGAGTTGGAGCAACTATAACTTCAAACTATACAAGGAAAAATTATGTAAGTCTTGGATCAACGGGAACTGGATATCATATTTTTAATTATCCACCTATATCTTTAAATGTAGAATATAGTGCTGTTGGTTTAGGTAGTACTCAGTCTAGAGGATCTATAGTTGCAACTCCTATTATAAGAGGAAAAATTATTGATACTTATGTTTATAATAATGGATCGGATTATGGATCGAGTATTTTAAATTATCAAAATAAACCAACCATTAGTATCAAAAATGGAAAATATGCACAACTTGTACCTGTTATAGTTAATGGTCAAATAAGAGATGTATCTATTCAATATGGTGGTGTTGAATACTACTCAACACCAGATTTAAGAGTTGCTGGGATTGGTACTGGGGCGGTTCTTAAACCAGTAATTACCAATAATAGAATCACTGATGTCGTCATAGTTAACTCTGGTTCTGGATATTCTCAAGATACTACAAGCATCTCCGTAGTACCTTCAGGAAAGGGTGTAATATTTGATCCACAAATAAGATCAATTACATTAAATAATAATTTCTTATATGACGATGTTAATGATAGTGCTACCATTTCTAATGAAATTATTAGATCTTCATATAATAATTTGCAATATGCAATTTCAGGATATTCTGGACTCGCACAAAATGCTTTTGGTGATACTGGAGCATCTCACTCACCAATTATTGGATGGGCATATGATGGAAATCCAATTTATGGATCATATGGATATTCGGATCCAAAAAATAAGAACTCTGCAATTAGAAGACTTACTTCTGGATATTCTTTAGACACTAATTATATTTCTAACCGTCCTTCTGGATTTGCTCCAGGATTTTTTATAGAAGATTATAAATTTACAAATTCTGGTGATTTGGATGAATATAATGGAAGATTCTGCATAACTCCAGAGTTTCCAAATGGAGTTTATGCCTATTTTGCGACTTCAATAGTTGATGGAAATGGAAATACTGTTGGAATCTTCCCCTATTTTATTGGAAATAGATATCGTTCTAAGTTCATTAAAGAAAATGAAACATTAAATCAATCCTTTGATTTCAATAATTCAAGTTTAATTAGGAATACTTTCCCATATAAAGTTAAAGATACTTATGCAAACAATGATTTTCTTTTAGAATCTAATGAATTTATTAATCAATTATCAGTAGTTGAATCCGTCACTAAAGGCAAAATAGATTCTTATGAAATTGTTGATTCTGGTGATAATTATAAGGTGGGAGATTCATTAATTTTCGATGAAAGCACCAGCGGCGGTGGTGGATTAGTTGCTCAAGTTTCAAGAGTTAATGGAAAAGAAATTGAAAACTTACAAACAAGTATATTATCTTATGATGATGCATTATTCACTTGGCAAGATGGTGGAAAAATTAAGATAAAAGTTTCTCCAAAACACGAATTAGAAAACTTAGATTATGTAAGTATTTCTGGATTTTCAACGACACTGAGTGATGTTAATGGTTTTTATCAAATTGGAGTCACATCTTATACATCCACATTATCTAGAGACATTCCTGCTTATTCGACAACTGGAATTGTAACTGATATCTATGTTGCTAATATTCCAAATAATATTTCTGTTGGAAGTAGTATTGGTATTGGATCCGAAACATTTTCTTTATTAAACATTTTCGAATATGAAAATGTTCTTAGAGTTTCTAGAAATACATCTGGCGGTATTCATACATCAACATCTGTAGTTTATTTTACTCCAGATTCTTTTACTGTTAATAAAAAAACAGATTACTTTGAATCTAAGGATAATGATATTGTTTATTTTAATCCCAAAAAAGCAGTTGGTGTTGGAACCACCAGCGGACTTGGCATTTCTGTAAACTATAATATAGGAAATCGTATTAGTTCAGTTTATATACCAACACAATCTTTATATCTTCCAAATCATCCATTCAAAAATAATCAAGAAGTAATTTTAACTAAACCAGGAACCGCCTCTGCTATATCTGTAGCAAATACATCTAGTTCTACTGCATTTGATCTGCCATTTAGTGGAAACGAACAAACTGTTTATGTTATCAAAAAATCTGTAGATTTTATCGGAATTACAACTCAAATCGGATTAACTACAACTACTAATGGTTTGTATTTCATCTCCAACGGTTCCGATGACTATCAATATTCAATAAGATCTAATTTCTCCCAAATAAAAGGTGACATTCAAAGAGTTACATCAGTTGTATCTGTATCGACAAGTCATCAATTAAACAATGGAGATGAAATTCAATTAACAGTTAAACCAAATCTTTCTGTTGGTATTGGAACATCTACATCAATAAAAGTTTTATATGACTCTAATGAAGATAAGTTAATAATTAATCCTGTTCAATTTACTTCATCAGGTATTAACACTGTTGCTAATCAGATAACAATTTCAAATCACGGATTTAAAACTGGTGATAAGGTTATTTACAAATCAACATCAGTTGCATCTGGTCTATCAACTGGAATTTATTACGTTTATAAAGTTGATGATAATTTAATTAAACTATGTCAGACTTATACTGATTCTATTTCTAATCCACCTTTATTTGTTGATATCAATTCAGCACCTGCAGTTACACATAGATTATTACCAATTAATCCAAGTTTAGATATAATTAAAAATAATAATGCGATATTTGATCTTTCAGATACTTCACTTTCTGGATTTAGATTTAAAATATTTTATGATAGGGAATTAAAAGATGACTTTATTTCTGTAGGAACTACAAGTATTTTTTCAATATCAGGTGTTGGAACTGCTGGTGTATCGACAAATGCTTCTTTAACAATTAATTATGATGATAAATTACCATCTTCTTTATTCTATGGGTTAGAAAAATCTGGAGTAGTAAGTATTCCAGATTTAGAGGTTCAGAATTACTCTCAAATTAATTTTATTGATAGTCATTATCATAACAAGTATAAAATCTTTGGAGTTAGTGACACTACATTTAAAATTTCTTTACCAATTTCTCCAGAAAATTACAATTATTCTAAAACAGAATGTGATGAATTAAAATATGATACTTCATCTTTAACCGCTTTTGGTGGAGTATCTAAAATCAGAACTATTTCTCCCGGTTCCAACTTTAGTAAACTACCAATTTTTGATGGAATAGGATCAACCTCAGGAAGCGGTGCTTATATTATACCACAATCTAATAGCATTGGTAAAATTAATAATGTTAGAATTTTAAATGAGGGATTCGAATATTCTTCAGATAAAACTTTAAGACCAGAAGCATCTATTGCTAAATTTTTAATCATTAAAGATTCGAATGAAATTGTTGATATTGATGTTTCTTTTGGTGGTAGAAATTATACGTTCCCACCTAATTTAATCGTTGTAAATTCTGTTACTGATACTAGGGTAGATTCTGGATTTTTAACTCCAACAATTGATGGGACAGCTATTACTTCAGTTACTATAAATCAAAAACCAAAAGGATTGCCTCAATTAAATTCTAAAATTATTGCAATTAATAATGATAATGGAGTTGGAATTCAAACAGTACAAACATCAGCAACAGGAATTGTTACTTGTTTCTTAGTAACTCCGTTTACAGGATTTGTTACAGAACCTTTTTCAGTTGGAGATAAAATTTTTGTAGAGGGAATTTTAAAGTATGGAACTGAAGGGGATGGATTTAATTCTGCAGATTATGGATATAATTTCTTCACAGTTTCTACCTACGCAAATTCTGGTACTGAACTTCCAAGAGTATTAGAATTTGATTTAAATGAATTAAAAGAATCTGCAAATCCAGGTATTGCCCAAACAATAACCACTGGAATTTATGGAACAATAGTAAATTATAGCAATTATCCAAGATTTTCAGTAAGTCAAGAATTTTCAAATTTTATTCTTGGTGAGTCGTTGCAAGTTAGCACAACACTTGGATATGTTAATAGTGATCTTAAAATTACAGAAAGTAATAAGAATTATATTAAAATTTCTGGTTCATATGAATTAGTAACAAATCAAACTGTCCGTGGAACGCAATCTGGAACAATTGCTACAATTAGTGAGATAAAAGAGTCTGTAGGTCAATTTGAAGTAAATTATTCCACACCACAGAATATTGGTTGGTCAGATGATACTGGAAAACTTGATGAGGATATTCAAGTAATTCCAGATAATGATTACTACCAAAACCTTTCATATTCGGTAAAGAGTAACCAAGAATGGGTAGACATTGTAAGTCCAGTTAATAGTCTTTTGCATACAAGTGGACTTAAAAACTTTTCAGACACTCAGATAGTAAAAAATGCTGGAATTGGAATTACTGCAAATCAATATGCAGATTTTGTATATAATTTTATAGATGAAAATAGAGTTGATACTATTAACAACTTTGATTTAGTAATAGATGTTGATACTGATGGTAATAGTTCAAGATTTTTAAAGTTAAAAAATAGAAGATTAGCAGATTATATTGAATGTAGAACAAATAGAGTTCTTAATATTGATGATATTAGTTCTCAGTTTACAGAGACTAAAACTGATTTTGATTTAAATTATCAAGGTACACCTATTTTTAGAAAAGTATTTGATCCTACAGATTCCACTGCAGTTAATTTATCAACAGGACAATTTAGTATTTTAAATCATTTCTTTAGTACTGGAGAGGAATTGATCTATACTTCAGGATCAACAACTCCAGGATTTGCTTCAACATCTGTTGGTATAGGATCAACTTTGAATAATGTGGGAGTTGTAACAAATATTTTACCATCCACAGTTTATGCAATTAAAATTGATAATAATAACTTTAAGATTGCAACAAGAAAAGAATATGCTTTAGCAAATCCAGCGATTGCTGTAACATTCACCACAGTTGGTGCAGGAAATTCTCACCAATTTGAAATGAGTAAAAAGAATGATAAATCGATTATTTCTATCAATAATATTGTACAATCACCAATAGCATATTCATTACTCAATTATACAGTCAATAGTGGCGGGCAGATAGGTACTGCATCGACAACTTTTGCACTTAGTGGAATATCATCAATCACTATCGGTGATATTTTAAAGATTGATAATGAATATATGAAAGTGATTAGTGTTGGATTTGGAACATCATATTCCGGTCCAGTTTCATTTGCAGGTACATTTCCTTTGGTTACAGTTCAGAGGGGATTTGTAGGATCATCTTCAACGACACATTCAGACTATAGTTCAGTTTCTCTTTATAGAGGTACGTTCAATATTGTAAATAGCAAAATTTATTTCACTGACGCACCAAGAGGAATAACAACATCACAGTACTATACCAATACCTTTGGACTACCAGAACCAACTTCAGTATTTAATGGTAGAGTATTTTTGAGAAAGGATTATACAACTAACCAAGTCTACGACAATGTTTCCGAAAGATTTACTGGAATTGGTCAAACTTACACCTTAACTGTAAATGGTATTAACACAGTTGGTTTAGGAAGCACTGGTGGAAATGGTATTGTATTCATTAATGGAATATTCCAAACTCCAACAACTGAAAACAACTCACAAAATAATTTTACAATAGTAGAAAACAATACACTAGGCATCAGTAGTATTGTATTTTCTGGGATTACGTCATCAAATGGATCAACATACGTATCTGTCGATGATGTTAATGTTAATCAACTTCCAAGAGGTGGTTTAATTGTTTCCCTCGGATCAACACCAGGGCTTGGGTATGCACCTTTAGTTGGTGCTTCAGTCACTGCAATTATTGGTGTTGGTGGAACGATTGTTTCCATTGGAATTGGAACAACTGGAAATTGGGGGTCTGGATATAGAACTCCTGTTACAATCTCAATATCGGAATCTGGTCATGCTGGCACATCGGCAACAATTACATCCAATGTTGGCGCTGGTGGAACATTATCATTTAATATTATTAACGCAGGAACTGGATATACAAATCCAACGATAAGCATATCTCCACCAAGTTATAATAACTTGCCAGTAATTGGTATGTCTAGACTAAGTATTGGTGCAACTACAGATACTGGAGTAGGATTGTTATTAAATGTTGATGTTGGAGCAAGTTCAACAACAGGAATTGGATCCACATTATTTGAAGTTACTGGATTTAAAGTTGTAAGAAATGGTTATGGATTTAAACCTGGTGATGTGGTTAAAGCAGTTGGTCTTGTTACCGCATATGGTCTCTCTCAACCAGTTTCAGAGTTTCAATTAACCATTCTTAGTACATTTACAGATTCTTTCTCCGCTTGGCAATTTGGTCAGATGGATTATATTGATAGTGTAAAAACTTATCAAAATGGATCTAGAACTAGATTCCCATTATATTATAATTCTCAATTGTTAAGTTTTGAAAAAAATGCTTCTGACCCAGATTCACAACTTATTGATTTTAATACTTTATTAATTATCTTTATAAATGGAATTCTTCAGCAACCAGGTGTTGCATATGAATTTAATGGAGGAACATCGTTTACATTTACCCAACCACCAAAACCAGAAGATAATGTTGCAATCTTCTTTTACAGAGGGAGTGCTGATGATAGTACTCAGGTAGATGTTTTTGAAACTCTTAAGATTGGAGATTCCGTCCAGGCGTTTAGTAATAATAATTATCTTGGGATAACAACTACACAAGAAATTAGAAACATTTTTGATATTCCATCTGCCGACAGAATTCAAACTAATAATTATTTCTTCCAAGGAATTAATTCACAATCTGATAAACAACTTAATTTAAGTTGGATAAAACAGAAAGTTGATAAAGTTATCGATGGAAATACTGTTTCAAAAGCAAGAGATTCTGCTGAATCTCAAGTATATCCAACCGCAAGATTAATTTCAAATTTATCTACAACAGATAATCAAATTTTCGTAGATAATGTTAAATTCTTTAGTTATGATAGTCCAACAGAATTTGATGGATTAATAGTATCTGGATCTGTTGATCCAGTATCTGCTGCTGTTACTGCCACTGTTTCTGCTGCCGGAACTATCCAAACTCTAACAATTAATCAGTCTGGTAGTGGTTATAGTGGTGCATCAGTAGAAGTTAAAATTTCTGCACCACCTTCAGTTGGCGTTGGTTTAGGTACAACAGCAACAGCAACCATTGCTGTTGTTAATGGATCTCTTTCTTCTCCAGTTACAATATTAAATCCTGGATTTGGATATACAACTTCTAATTTACCAGAGGTTATTGTACCTCTCCCCGACCCAGTTTATGAAAATATTAAAAATATCACTGGAGTTGCTGGATCTTTTGGAAACATTATTGGTATTACAACTGCTACTGGAATTGGTACAAATCTTGCAATTAAATTTACCTTAGACCCAGCATTAGCACCATTTACAGATTGGACAATTGGATATCCAATTTATATTTTTAACACTACCGTTGGAAACGGTGTAACATCTATTGTTAATCATGATGGCAGTGTTATTGGTGTTGGAACTGAATTTTTAGATAACATATATCATATCAGTGCATTTAACTCTTCTCTTGGAATTATGACTTGTAATATTAAGTCTGACTCTTCAGTTGTTGGTATTGCTACAACAGGATCCACTGTAGGTAAGTTCTCTTGGGGTAAGATGTATGGATTTACTCGCTCATCTTCTCCAGTAGCGATAGCAGTTTCTGGATATAATGTTGATTCTGGATTATCAACATTCCCAACAATTCAAAGAAGAGGATATGGACTAAGAAGTATTGGTCCAATTAAAAAGATTCTTTAACGTGATATAAATATAGAAAAAACAATATTCAGATGTCTGCATTTGTAACAGATCAATTTAGAATACTGAATGCATCTACTTTTATAGATAAAGTTCAGGAATCTGCAAATTCATATTATGTTTTTGTTGGACTATCAAATCCAACAACATCTGGGTTTGGAAGAGATACCAATTGGAACTCTACTCCACCAAATCCAATTGATAATATTGATTATTTAAATCATTATGAATCTACTATTTTATTTGGTAGAAAGATTACTAGTGCTAATATTAGAAGGGTAGTTAGAAAAATTAATTGGGTTTCTGGTCAACAGTACGAAATGTATCGACCAGACTATAGTATTCTATCACCATCTCCAATTACTGGTGCAATGAGGTTATATGATGCAAACTATTATGTAATTAATTCAGATTATAAAGTTTATATTTGCATTGATAATGGATCATCTGGAATCAGAACAACTGGAAATGCATCTCAAGTAGAACCAACATTTACTGATTTGGAACCATCCAAATTAAGTGATGGATATACTTGGAAGTATTTGTACACTACATCTCCAAGTGATATTGTTAAGTTTGATACTACTGAATATATTACAATACCAAATAATTGGCAAACAAATACAGACCCCCAAATTGTTGCAGTGAGAGAAAATGGGGATTCGACTCTAAATGAAAATCAGATTAAAAAGGTTTATATTAAAAATGGCGGTGTCGGATATAACTTACAATCGGGGCAATCTTGCAACCTAGTTGGTGATGGATCTGGTGGGAAAGTTTCTATACAAATTGACTCTACACAAGGAAAAATTACTGATGCTGTAGTAACATCTGGTGGAAAAAATTACACATATGCTCTAGTTGATCTAGGAACAACTGGATCCAATACACCATCAACCTATGCAGAATTAATTCCTATTATTCCACCATCAAAGGGTCACGGATTTGATATTTACAAAGAACTGGGAGCAGATAGAATTTTAGTTTATGCCCGTTTTGATGACTCTACAAAAAATTTCCCAATTGACTCTAAATTTGCCCAAATTGGAATTTTAAAAAATCCTACAGTTTATGATTCTACAGGAATTAATACTACTGTGTATAATGAAAATGATTTTTCTGCATTATATGCTATAAAATTATCTTCTGTTACACCATCAAATGCTGCTGTAACTGTGGGCACAAGAATACAGCAAATTGATACGAATACTGGCAAAAAAGCAGTTGGATATGTAGCATCATATGATGATGAAACAAAAGTTTTAAAATATTATAAAGATCGCTCTTTATATTTTAATGGTGGAAATGGATCAACATATCAAGATTTTGTAGGTGTTTCATCATTCTTTAATACTTCGGGAACAAGTGCTGGTAGTTCAATAGATTTTGTATCTGATAGTAATCTCCAAATTACTGGAGATGGTTTCAATGCAAGTATTGATACTTCATTTTCCGATAATAAGGTAACTATTTCTAATAGAATAATCAACTTGGGGGTTCAATTTACAAATGGTCTTGCATCACCCCAAATAAATAATAAGTCTGGAGAAATAATTTACATTGATAACAGACCTACAGTTTCTAGAAGTCTAAGACAAAAAGAAGACGTTAAAATTATCCTGGAATTCTAAAAGATGGCTCAAAAAACTAATCTTAATATAAATCCATATTTTGATGATTTTTCAGAAAAAAGTGTGGGTGCAAGGGATAAAAACTATTATAAAGTTTTATTCAATCCAGGAAGAGCAATTCAAGCTCGTGAACTTAACACACTCCAATCAATATTACAAGATCAAGTAGAATTATTTGGAAGTCATATTTTCAAAGATGGATCGATGGTGATCCCCGGAAATATTGCTTACGATGGACAGTTTTATGCTGTTAAGTTAAATCAACTTCAGTATGGAATCGATATATCAAATTATGTTGAAAAATATGCTGGAAAGAAAATCATAGGAACAGATTCGGGGGTTTCTGCTAATGTTCAGTTAGTACAACTTCCAGATTCTGAAGTAGAATATGTAACACTTTATGTAAAATATGTAACTTCGGATTCTAATTTTGAGGTAGCAACTTTTAAAGATAATGAGTCTTTATACATTGAAGAAGATATTACATATCAATCCACTACAATAACTGCAGGAACTCCCTTTGCTACTACAATTGCTTCAAATTCAACTTCAACTGGATCTGCGGCTTTAATTGGTGAAGGAGTATACTTTATTAGAGGTACCTTTGTAAGAGTACCGAAACAGACTATAATTTTAGATTATTATACTAATACTCCCTCATATAGAGTTGGATTAAGAATTAATGAAGAAATTATCACTGCTAGAGACGATTCTAGTTTATATGATAATGCAAAAGGATTTACAAACTATGCAGCTCCAGGAGCAGATAGATTCAAAATTTCTTTAACATTAACAAAAAGACTTCTAACTGATAATAATGATATTGATTTTGTAGAATTACTTAGAGTACAGAATGGTGCTATTAAAAAGATAGAAACTAAGACTGAATATTCTAATATAAGAGATTATCTAGCACAAAGGACTTATGATGAATCTGGTGATTATGTTGTAACACCATTTCAATTTTCATTAAACAATTCGTTAAACAATAGAATTGGTAATGATGGTTTATTTTTTGATACGGAAAAAACAGAGCAAGGTAATACACCATCAGATGACCTGATGTGTTTTAAAATGTCTCCTGGTAAGGCTTATATTAAAGGATATGACGTTGAAAAAACAGGAGTTGAGATTATAGATGTTTCCAAACCAAGAACAACTCAAACAGTTTCTTCGGCAAATATTCCTTTTGAAATGGGTAACTTGGTTAGAGTAAATAATGTCTCTGGAGCTCCAAGTCAAAAAGGAATAGTATATCTTCAGGGGAGAAGAAAAGATAGTACAACTGTCGCTGCAGGATCAACTGTAGGATCTGCAAGGGTCTATACATTTAATGTAACTGATGCTGCATATTCAAATCAAACTACAAATTGGGATTTATATCTATATGATGTACAAACATATACTGAGTTAACACTAAATCAATCATTAACGACTACAGAACTACCAATAACTTCATTTATAAAAGGAAAGAGTAGTGGTGCAAGTGGATATGTCGCATCGATTAGTGGGGCAACAATTGCTTTAAGTCAAACTTCTGGGGCATTTTCAGTTAATGAGCAAATCTTAATCAATGGTTCTGAAAATTATTCTAGAACCATATCTTCTATTAAGGTCTATAGTATAGAAGATGTTAGATCTGTGCATCAACCAACATCTGTATCTGGATTTAGCACTGCGTTTATATCAGATACTCAATTAAGTAAAACTATAAGACCAGAAACAATTACAATTACTGCTTCTAGTGGTGGAATTAGCACCGCAACAGTTTCTTCACCATTTAGCTTTAGTGGAATCAGAACAGATAATATAATCAGATATCAAAGAGCAGGAGTATCTACAGAAACATACAATAGAGTTGCTTCAGTATCTTCAACTGGACTATCACTCACTCTTGCAAGTGTTACCAGCGTAAATGGTGTGTGTGATGGATCGTTGCCAACTTCACAATATAGTGGAGCATATACTCTTGGAGAAACAAAGATTTTAAATGATGATAAGGGATTTTTATATGCTCAACTTCCAGATGCAAATATTGCCTCTACTGATTTAAGCACATCAACAATTACATTCACCGCTCAGTCCACTGGCACTCTAACTCCATCTGGTGGATCCTTAACCGTCAATACCAGTAATTTTAATCTTGGTATCAATACAACTTCTGCAAGATTTGAAGCATTTGATGAAGAGAGATATTCAATTTTTTATGCCGATGGAACTATTGAAAGTCTGTCATCTGATAAAGTTACTTTAAGTTTGAATTCATCTCAAGTAACATTTACAAATATATCTAATAAGGCAATTTCTGCAATTACTGCAACATTTGTTAAGAACTCTATTCAAAGTAAAGTCAAGCAGTTTAATAGAAGTAAGACAATTAATGTAACTCTTTCCAAAAATCCACAATCTGGAGTAGGTGTTAACACATCTATTAATGATGGTCTTACATATAATCAATACTATGGTTTACGAGTTCAAGATGAAGAGATTAGTTTAAATTATCCAGATGTTGTTAAAGTAATCGCTGTTTATGAGTCTCTTGATACAAATGCTCCTATTTTAACTAAACTATCATTTAGTTCTGTTGTAAATGTTGATAATAATGCAATTATTGGTGAAAATATTATCGGAAGAGTAAGTAATGCAGTTGCTAGAATTGTATCAAAACCTTCTTCCAATACTTTAGGTATTGTTTATTTGAATGGAAATACCCTTTCTGAGGGAGAATCCGTAACTTTTGAAGAATCTAAAATTCAAACTACGATTTCTTCAATTACTCTTGGTAGTTATAGAAACATAACTACCAAATACACCTTAGATAAAGGGCAAAAAGAACAATATTATGATTATTCTAAACTTGTTAGAAATTCAGGAGAAAGTGCTCCATCAAAACAACTCTTAGTAATTTTTGATTATTATTCAGTGCCTACAAGTGATACTGGAGATGTATTCACCGTTAATAGTTATGATGGTGAAAGATTCACTTCAGATATTCCATTGGTTGGTAAAAATAATATCAGAGTTTCTGATACTTTAGACTTTAGACCAAGAGTATCTCCATTCACAAGTACATCATCCTCACCATTTGATTTTGCATCAAGATCTTTTGGTACAGAACCAAAAATTTTAATGTCACCTAATGAAAGTGCTTTAATTGGGTATCAATTTTATCTTGGAAGAATCGATAAACTTTTCATTGATAAAAATGGAAAGTTCACAGTTACTCAAGGAACTCCTGCACTGGATCCAAAAGAACCAGCAAAACCAAGTGATTCTATTGAAATTGCTACCATCACATTACCACCGTATCTTTATAATCCAAAAGATGCATCAATTACTCTTGTAGATAACAAGAGATATACTATGCGTGATATTGGTAAGATTGAAAATAGAGTAGTTAATTTAGAAAGAGTCACTTCATTATCATTACTCGAACTTAACACACAAACACTCCAGATTCGTGATGCACAAGGATTAAGTCGCTTTAAAACTGGATTTTTTGTAGATGATTTTAAAAATAGTGACTTGATTAATTTAGAATTATCTAAAATTGAAGTAGACACTGACAACAGTGAATTAATTACACAAACTAGCAGAAATACAATAAATCTTAAACCTGTTTCTGCAGAAAATGCAACAGATGAAACACTAGATCTATCTCAAAATTTTGCTTTATTTGATTCAAATGTACAAAAAACTGATGAAATCTTAACATTAAAGTATAATTCTGTTGGTTGGATTGAACAGTTATTTGCAACTAAAGTTGAAAATGTAAATCCATTTAATATTGTTTCTTATAGTGGTACTATTAAATTAAGTCCAGCAAGTGATAGTTGGGTTAGAACTATCCGCCTTCCAGATATAAATGTCAATCAAACAAATTGGGTTTGGTTGTATGCAACCGGAAGATATCAAGTTGTTGGGCAAGAAACAACTACCACAACTGTAGATAAAGTTGTTGCATCAGGCAATGAACTTTATATGAGATCCAGAAATACTGGATTTAAAGCTGTAAATCTAAGACCATTAACAAGATACTATCAATTCTTAGATGGAAACGGATCTGTAGATTTCATTCCAAAACTTGTAGAAATTGCAACAGATTCAACCCTTCAAAATTATGGCGCTTCTTCTGCATTCCAAGTGGGTGAAAAAGTCTTTGGATATGTTAATACAACCTCTGGAGTATTAAGTCAGGCAATTAGTTTTAGAGTTGCAAAAGCAAATCATAAAGAGGGTCCATATAGTAATCCATCAGTTACATATACAACAAATCCATATCTAACTACAGAAAGTATTCCAGCATCCTATAGTGCTTCCTCTAAAGTTTTAAACATTGATGTAGAATCTTTATGTTCAGAAGCTCAAGGATTATATTCTGGATATTTGACTATTGGTATGAAACTTGTTGGACAAACAAGTGGTTCTGTTGCATATGTAAAAGATCTTAGACTAATTAGTGATCTTAATGGATTCTTAGCAGGATCGTTCTTCTTGAAAGATCCAAATGCAAGTCCAGTTCCAGCAGTTAGAATTGCAACAGGATCGAAAGTTTATAAACTAACGTCAAGTCAAACTAATGAAGCTCCTCTACCTGGAAGCAATTTAATTTCAAGTGGAGAAACAATTTATAAATCTGAAGGAACCTGGGAGCAGAAGCAGAGAACAATTACAGCAACTACAACAATTTATTATGTTGATCCATTAGCACAATCATTCACGGTCAGTGGATCTACTGATAATTCAAATGGAAATACTCCAAGTGAGGATGTTAATGGTGCATTCTTAACAGCAGTAGATTTGTATTTTTCTAATAAGGATCCTGGAAATGCACCACTTACTGTTGAAGTTAGAACTGTTGAACTGGGGACACCAACAACTAAGATCCTTGGGAATCCAGTCACATTAAAACCAAGTGACATTCAGACTTCAACAAATGCATCAGTTGCAACTAAAGTCACGTTTGATTATCCAATTTATCTTGCACCAGGTTTAGAGTATGCAATCGTTCTTCTTGCACCTCAAAGTGATCAATACGAAGTTTGGATCGCTGAAATGGGTCAAAAGACCATTGAAACTTCAACTCTCCCAGATTCCCAAAGCATCAGATACTCAAGACAGTTTGCTTTAGGAAGTTTGTTTAAGTCTCAGAATGGATCTATTTGGACGGCAAATCAATATCAAGATTTAAAGTTCAAACTTTATAAGGCAAAATTTGCTTCCTCTACTGGAAGTGCATTCTTCCACAATCCATCTCTAAATGAAAGTAATGGATATATTCCAAAACTAGATCCAAGCCCAATTGCATTATTACCAAGACAACTTAAGATTGGAATTACATCTACAACTTCAACCACAAATATTGGTATTTTAACGACTGGTAGAAAAGTTTCTTCAGTTGGTACTCCATATACTTATGGATACATTGTTGGTACTGGAAGTTCTGTTGCAACTGTAGGAGTAACTACTGGAGGAACAAACTATTCGAACGGTGTAGTTTCCACTTATGCAATTACAGGTAATGGAACAGGACTAACTCTGAACATTACTGCTACAAGTGGTGTTGTTGGTGTTGCAACAATTGTAAATCCGGGAAATGGATATGCTGTTGGTGATGTAGTTGGAATTGTTACATCTTCTGTTTCTTCAGTATCAGGAAGAAACGCAAGGATTACCATTAATTCTATTACTGGACTCGATACTCTTTATCTTTCCAACGTTCAAGGTAATTCATTTGTAACTGCTGGAATTTCAACATTAGTCTACTATGATACTTCTGGAAATGCCACATCTATTGCTGGCACCAGTGTTCTTTCATCGACTGCGATTGGTGGAATTGATGCTGGCAACTTCTTTAAAGTGAATCACTTTAATCATGGAATGTATTCGAATAACAATAAAGTTACAATTTCTAATGCAATTAGTGATATTATTCCTACCACTCTTACACAACCAGTAACTTCAACAAATACAACAATTAGTATTGCTTCCACATCCAACTTCAATACTTTTGAAGGTCTTACCGTAAGTGCAACAAATCCAGGATTTGTTAAAATTGAAAATGAAATTATTAAGTATACCTCTGTTGGTAGTGGGACATTAAATGGAATTACTAGAGGTATTGATTCTACCCTAGCTCTAACTTATACAACCAATACTCAGGTTTATAAGTATGAACTTGGTGGTGTTTCATTAAGAAGAATTAATAAAACACACGATATTAGTGATACTGGAATTGATATTGATAATTACTATATTGAAATTGATAGGTCAGCATTCGATGCAAATGCAACCAATAGATCTACCGACGGTTCTATTACAGGTGCTCCACAACTATCATTTAACTCATATGCCGTGTGTGGTGGAAGTGAAGTTAGAGCATCTGAAAATATTCAATTTAATACTATTGTTCCACAAATATCAGTTATCAATCCTTCAGCAGTAACTTCCAGTGTTGCTCAAATAAGAACTGTAAGCGGCACTAGCGTCAACGGAAGTGAAACTTCTTTTGTAGATCAAGGATATGAACCTGTAGAAATTGGTGTTGAAAATGATCTCAGTTCAACTAGAATTGTTTGTTCAAATATTAATGAGCAGACATACTTAGGATCTCTATTAAGAAATAAGTCTTTCACTATTAAGGTAGATTTATCAACCACTGATACAAATTTATCCCCAGTGATTTTCTGGAAGGAATCTTCTGCACAACTTATAAGCAATAGATTAAACTCCCCAATCTCAAATTATACCTTAGATAATCGAGTTAATAGTATTTTAGATGATCCTCACGCTGCGGTATACATTTCAAACACTGTAAGACTTAATCAACCAGCAACATCTCTGAAGGTTATATTAAGTGCTTACAGAGATTCGACAGCAGATTTTAGAGTTCTTTATAGTTTAATCAGACCAGATTCCAGTGAAGTAAATCAAGCATTTGAATTATTCCCAGGATATGATAATCTAACTATTGATAACAATCAAGATGGATATTTAGATGTTGTTGATCCATCCAAGAACAGTGGACTTCCAGACGTATTTGTTCCAGCAAGTCTCAAAGATCAATTCTTAGAATATGAGTTTAGTGCTAATAATCTTGGTAGTTTTACCGGATATACAATCAAAATTGTAATGTCTGGTAGATCTCAAGCATACGCTCCAAGATTTAAAGATCTTAGAAGTATTGCGTTAGCATGATGATACCAGTACAAGGACATCCAAATTTGTATCGAGATGAACAGACTGGAGCTATAATTAACTGCGATAATGTTTCTTATACTCAATATATTAATGCTATGAACAATAGAGCATTACAAAAAAGTGAAATTGATAATATGAAAAAAGATATTGAAGAAATTAAGTCTTTATTAAAGGAGATTATTAATGGATCCAGATGAAATTAAACTTGAATCAATCAATAAAATGTTTGAATATGAGAAACATTCCAGAGTTATTGATGAACTTAGTTTTGATGAACTAAAAAAATTCTCAAAATTATACTGCAAACTCTATCTTAGGCAGCAAGAAGTTCTAGCAACACTCGGACCAACACCAGATATAAATAAAAAGTAGGTCTCTAAAAATAGATGGCAGCGGTATATGTTAATAACCTGGTTATAAATACGGGAGCTAATTTTAGCCAACTTTTCACTTTAGAAGGATCTGCTACAAATTCTTCCTTTGATTTAACAAATTATACAGTTGCTTCCCAAATGAGAAAGTGGTCGGGAAGCACTACTGCTATTAACTTTAATGCTACGATTGAATCAGAATCTGGTGGACAAATTCTAATTAGACTAACAGCGGCACAAACAGCGGAAATTAAACCAGGAAGATACATTTATGATGTTGTTATTACTGATGAATTTGGAGTGAAAAATAGAGTCATTGAAGGTATGGTTCTTGTAAGAGAAGGAGCTACTCGCTAATGGCAGATATTAAAGTCCGCGTTGGACAACAAAATGCCGTTAAAGTTATTTCTAGTCTTTCAGGTTCTGCTGGAGGAAGAGCAGTTAGTGCTGAAAATGTAATTGGTGGAATTGCTTCAGTCAGAGAACTTTATGTAAGTGGCATTTCAACAATTGTTGGATTTGCTACATTTAGAGATGGTGCAACATTTGCAGGCATTTTAACTGCAAATACAGGAATTAATGTTCTAGGAGTCTCTACTTTTGTAGGTGTATCAACATTCAGAAGTGATGTCTATATTGGTGGAGATTTATATGTTAATGATGATATTTTCTTTGATGAATTCACTGCAAGAAATGCCAGAATAACTGGTATTGCAACTATTACTGGTGGTTTATATTATGGTCCATACTATACAAATGGTATGCCATATTTCAATTCTTCAGGATTAATGGTTTCTACCCAAAGTCCTCAAAATGGAATTGATGATAGTAACTATATAATGACAACTGATGGTTCTGGTATTCCAACCTGGTCTGGTGCAATAGATGGAGGATTCTATTAATGTCAAAACCTACAAGTAGACAAGAATTAATTGATTACTGTCTCAGAAGACTGGGAGCACCAGTATTGGAAATTAATATCTCAGATGAACAAATTGATGACTTAGTTGATGATGCTCTTCAATACTTTCAAGAAAGACATTTTGATGGTGTTGAAAGAATGTATCTTAAGTACAAGATTACGCAGGCAGACATAGACAGAGCAACGGCAAAAAATACAAATGGTGTTGGAATTGTAACTACAACTGGAAGTGCTACAATTTCTGGAATAGGAACTACATCATTTAATTTTTATGAGAATTCAAATTTTATACAAGTTCCAGACAGTATTATTGGAATTGAAAAAGTATTTAAGTTTGATACTAGTTCAATTTCTGCAGGTATGTTTAGTATCAAATATCAACTCTTTTTGAATGATTTATACTATTTTAACTCCGTTGAACTCCTACAGTATGCGATGGTAAAAACTTATCTTGAAGACATTGATTTTCTTTTATCAACAGATAAACAAATACGTTTTAATAAAAGACAAAATAGATTGTATCTTGATATCGATTGGGCATCAAAAGCAAAGGATACTTTTATTGTAATTGATTGCTATAGAATTTTAGATCCAAATGATTTCACTAAAGTTTATAATGATAGTTTCTTGAAAAAATATTTAACTGCTTTAATGAAGCGTCAGTGGGGTCAGAACCTAATTAAATTTAGAGGAGTTAAACTTCCTGGCGGAATTGAACTAAATGGCAGAGAAATCTATGAAGATGCAGAAAGAGAACTAGAAAGCATCAGACAGAGAATGTCAATGGATTATGAACTTCCTCCTTACGACTTTATTGGATAATGGCACTTAATCCCTTCTTTCTTCAAGGATCACCAAATGAACAAAGACTCGTTCAAGAATTAATTAACGAGCAACTGAGGATTTATGGTGTTGAAGTCATTTATATCCCAAGAAAATTTGTTAGAAGAGAAACTATTTTAAGAGAAATTTCATCATCCAAATTTGATGATAATTATGCTATTGAAGCATATATCAATAATTATGAGGGATATAGTGGTCAGGGAGATCTTCTAACAAAATTTGGAATGAGTCTAAAAGATGAAGTAAGTTTAGTCATATCAAGAGAAAGATATGAAGATTTTATTGCACCATTTCTTGATGAAAATGATCCTGAAATTGAATTGGCATCTAGACCCAGAGAGGGTGACTTAGTTTATTTTCCTCTAGGGCAGAGATTGTTTGAAGTTAAATTTGTAGAACACGAACAACCATTTTACCAATTAGGTAAGTTATATGTTTATGAATTGAAATGTGAACTCTTTGAATATGAGGATGAAGTCATTGATACTTCGATTGATGAAATTGATAAGACAATTCAAAACGAAGGATATATTACAACGTTAAACCTAATTGGTATTGGTACAACTGCTGCCGCAACCGCAACAATTGGCACTGGATATATCAGACAGATTTATTTAAATAATGATGGTTATGGATACACATCAAATCCAACCGTTTCGATATCCACTGCCCCCTCCGGAGGCACAAACGCATCGGCTGTAGCGATTACCTCATCAATCGGGGGAATCAGGTCTGTGAGTCAGATATTACTCACTAATGCTGGTTCTGGATATACCGTGGCACCAACGATTCAAATTATTGGTGGTGGAGGGACTGGAGCAATTGCAACTTGCTCGATAGAAACAGTTGCAAGTGGAATTATAAACTTTAGCATAACAAATCCAGGGTACGGTTATAAAGAAGTTCCTAGTGTTACAATTGTAGGTTCCGTAGGATCTGGGCAAACTGCGGTTGGAATTGCTTCAATCAATTCTAGTGAGCAAGTATCTACTATTAGGATTTCGAATCCTGGAGTTGGATATACACAATCTCCAACTATTACTATTCAATCTCCATCGATTATTTCTGGATTTGGAACTTTTATATTTAATGAAATCGTTACTGGAACAAGATCTTATACAACTGCAAGAGTCAAGTCTTGGGATAAAGATACTAATATGCTCAAGGTATCGATTGTAAGCATTGGAGCAACAATTAAAGGATTCTATCCAGGAGAACTCATTGTTGGAGCAGCATCTTCAGCAAGATATGCAGTATCTTCATTTGAAGAATGGGATGAATATGATAAATATAGTGAAAATAAAACAATTGAACTGGAAGCAGATCAAATTATTGATTTTTCAGAGTCAAATCCATTTGGTACATATTAACTATAAATAAATACAATAGTTGATAAAAATAGTATCCAATGCAAACATATTATCATAACCACCATATAATACCAAAACATATGGGAGGTGGTGATGAACCAGATAATATTATTAAATTAACAGTGCAAGAACACGCAGAGGCACACAAAATCCTTTGGGAAAAGTATGGAAAAAAAAGAGGATGAAATTGCTTGGAGAATGTTAAGTGGGCAAATAACTCCATATGAAGCAACCATAGAAGCAATTAAGAATTCTTCAAGAAAAACTTGTATAAAAAGAAACAAAGAAAATAATCCAATGTGGGATCCTAAAAATGTAGATAAAGCGAAGAAAAATATTAAAAAATTTTGGGATAATAATCCAGATTTAAAAAAAGAAGTATCAAAGAGATCAAAACTAATAAATACAGGTAAGCAAAGAACTGAAAAACAAAAAGAAAATTATAGAAATGCTAGATTGGGTAAATATTATCCAACCTCAAAAAGAAAATGCTCTTGTTTGGGATGCAAAAAAGAAACTACAACTCAAGCATTTCATAGAGTTCACTTAAAAAAATGTTTTGAATAATCGGGTATAGAAAAACGTTAGGAACTTACTATTATCACGAAATTATTAGAAGAACTGTTATCTCCTTTGGTACGTTATTTAATGATATCAATATTCGCCATAAAGATTCTTCTGGAGATAGTATCAGTCAGATAAAAGTTCCTTTAGCATATGGTCCTATGCAAAAATTCCTTGCTAGGATTGAACAGCAATCAGAATTGAATAAACCAATTGCAATGACTCTACCTCGAATGTCGTTTGAAATGACATCAATTCAATATGATGCAACAAGGAAATCTGGAGTAGCACAAACTTTTAAAGCACAAGAAGGAAATAATTTAAAAAAAGTTTATCTTCCAGTCCCATATAATATTGGGTTTCAATTAAATTTGATGAGTAAGATTCAAGATGACGCATTGCAAGTAGTAGAGCAAATATTACCTTATTTTCAACCAGCATTCACATTAACTGTTGATTTAATTGATTCTATAGGAGAAAAAAGAGATATCCCAGTTGTTCTTGATAATGTCTCATTCACTGATGACTATGAAGGAGATTTTTCAACAAGAAGAATATTAATCTATACTTTTAATTTCACCGCTAAAACTTATCTCTTCGGTCCAATTGCAGAGAACAGCGATGGTCTCATTCGCAAGGTTCAAGTTGATTATTATACTGGTACAGATACTCAGACTGCTAAGAGAGAAATGAGATATACTGTAACTCCAGATCCAATTGATGCTGCTCCCGATGATGATTTTGGATTTAATGAATCTATTGAAATGTTCTTTGATGGAAAAGAATTTAGTCCTACAAGACAAACTGATATTTGATAAATTATGAAAAATAATTATGATGGTTTAGATGCCTCTTTAAATATAGAGAGCAGCATTGTAGAAGTAGAAAAAGACAAGGGTGATTTAAATATCACTCCTTTAAAGACTGATGATATTAAAAAAGATTATGAGTACACACGTGCAAATTTATATTCATTGATTGAAAAGGGGCAAGAGGCAATCAATGGAATTATGGAACTTGCCGGAGAAGGTGGCAGTCCAAGAGCATATGAAGTTGCTGGGCAACTTATTAAGAGTGTTGGAGATGTAACAGATAAACTTATTGATTTGCAGAAGAAATTAAAAGATGTGGAAGAAGATACTGTAAAAACAACTAATAATGTTACTAATAATGCGGTGTTTGTTGGTTCTACATCTGAACTTTCAAAATTACTCAAACAAGGTTTTCTAAATAATAAAGAGTAAACATATAGTTTAATGAGTTGGTCTGACAAATATAAAAGATCAATAAACTGTGATTCCCCAAAAGGGTTTTCTCAACGTGCTCACTGTGCTGCTCGTAATAAAAGAGCAAAGGGTGAACCAACAAAATCAAAATCACCTTTTAATGAAATGCATGAAGTAAAATCTCATAAGTCGGTTGAACAAATTGCAAAGAAACATCGTCTTGAAGTTTCTTTCATAAAGAATCAACTTAAAATGGGAATTCCTATCGAGCACGAACATACAAAAGATAAAGATCTTGCTACTGATATTGCTCTTCAACATCTTGATGAAATTCCAGATTATTATACTCGGTTGAAAAAAATGGAAGCAGATGCTAAAAAGCATCATAAAAAGTTTAAAGATGTAAAGGAAGAAACTACATCAGGTGATGAAGGTCTTCATGATTGGTTTAATAAATCAAAATCTTCTGATGGTAAAAAAGGTTGGGTTCAACTTGGTGGTAAGTGGGCAGGTAAACCCTGTGCTCGTCAACCAGGGCAAACTTCTACACCAAAATGTGGTAGTTCTAAAATGAAAAGATCACTTTCAAAAGATGAAGAAGAAACAGCAAGAAGAAGAAAAAATCGTTTAGATCCAAATCAACCAGAAAAAACTGGCGGTGCCAAACCAACAAACGTAAGAACAGAAGAAATGGATTTGCAGGAAGTTAAAGACAAACCAGGAAAAAGTAGCGGTAAAAAAGATGCTTGCTACAATAAGGTTAAGTCTAGATATGATGTTTGGCCAAGTGCATATGCATCGGGAGCACTAGTCAAGTGTCGTAAAGTTGGTGCTGCAAATTGGGGAACAAAATCTGAGGAAATGCAAATGATTAGATACTGTCCAAAATGCCAAAAAGACGAAACCCGTGATGAATGCAAATATGGACCAAAATATTGGGACATGTTTTCAATTCCATCAACATTAACACCAAATCAATTAAAATATAATATTGCTACTGTTCACCCAGCAAATGAAGAAAAGGATCACGAGTATTCAATGGCTCGTTCTGAACTTTCCACAATCATTGCTGCGGCAAAGAGATTAAAGAAGAAAATGAAAGGTGAAGGTAATATTGAAGCGTGGGTTCAATCAAAAATTACTAAGGCAGCAGATTATATTGATGCTGCAGCAGATTATATTGATAGTGGTCAGGGTAAAGTTGATGAAGAATGTTGGGATGGATATGAACAACAAGGAATGAAGAAGAAAGGTAATAAAGTAGTTCCCAACTGTGTTAAAAAAGAAGGATATTCGAATTGGAGAGATGAATTAGAACAACTTGATGAAAATCCAATAGCTGCTGGTGCTGCTTTGGGAATCGCTGCTGGGGGTGCTTATATTGCTAAGAAAGCATATGACGCAGCACAACAAATTAAGAAAAATAGAGAAGAAAAGTTAAAACAAGCAGGTCTTCAAATGAATTCTTATGAAACAGAGTATGAATTAGTTGAATATTCAAACTGGAGAGAAGAAATTAATTTATCTGAAGACTGGCAATCAGTGAATCGTAAAGATAAGACTGATGGTTTAAGTCAAAAAGCAGTAGATGCTTATCGTCGTGAGAATCCTGGTTCAAAACTTCAGACTGCGGTAACTGAAAAGAATCCAACAGGTAAAAGAGCAGGTCGTCGTAAAAATTTTTGCAGCAGAATGAAAGGAATGAAATCCAAACTCACTTCAGCAAAAACTGCAAGAGATCCAGATTCAAGAATTAACAAAGCACTTCGTCGTTGGAACTGTAATTAAAATGAAATCATTTCAACAGTTTATTTCAGAGAGCATCAATATTGCCGGAGATTTCAATGGAAATCTTTATATGAATGCATCTCAACCAGAGACGGCAAATGAATCTTTTCTTGCTGATGTAGTTTGGCAAGGAAGACTATATCGTATGGAAGTTGAAGGTAGGATGATGGATAAAAATGAATTAGCAGAGCAACTACAAAGAGAATATCCTGGTGCAATTGTTCATAATATTTACCCAGCAACATCAAATTCTTTAAAAATTAAAGACGCACAACGATATAGACCAGAAAGATTATCTTGGAGTGATTGATTTATGGCACAATTTAATAAAAATGAACAGGACTTTCTGAATCAAGAAAGGACCCTTTTTGAAGTCAATATGATTGCCAATAAGAATGGCGAAGTAGTTACTATTGATAATCCATTTCCAGTCACAGGAACAGTATCAATTTCTACAACATCATCAGCATCTGTTACATTTCCACCAATAGCAACCGATGCATTTGGTCGTTTAAGAACTTCAAGTCCATTAACACTTTTTGATAGCTCCCACAGATACAAGGACAATAATCTTTGGAGTGGTTTAGTTGTAGGAACTGGTTCAACAGTTGGATTTGTAACTGCACAAGGTTTAGTCAATATTAGTATAGGAACTACTGCTGGATGTTCTGTGATTAGGGAAACCACAAAAGTATTCTCTTATCAACCAGGAAAATCATTACAGGTATTGAATACATTT